CGCCCGCGCTTCAGACTCTGCAGTGACCGCCGCTTCCGTGTTGCCGACGCGGGTGGTTACCTGATCGATGCGCTGGCCAAGAGCGTTGTCAGCATCCGTTCTGGCGGTAGACTCCTGAGTGATGGTGGTCTCAGCGTTGCCCACGCGGGTGGTTACCTGGTCGATCCGCTGCCCCAGCGCGCTGTCAGCCTCGCTTCGAGAGGTCACTTCTTGGGTGATGCTGCTCTCTGTTTCCCCAACTCGCGTAACGACCTGGTCAATCCGGGTACCGATCGCAGTATCTGCGCTGGTCCGCGCGGTGATCTCCTGGTTGATAGCCGCTGTGTTTTCTCCGGTAGTAGCGCTGACCTCGGAGATCGACCGGCCAAGCGCCTCATCGGCGGTTGCCCGGGCAGTCTGCTCCTCCGCAATTCTCGCAGTGTTATCACCGACGTTAGCCTCTACCACCAGGGTACGAGATGCGAGTGCTTCGTCAGCCGTCGCGCGGGTGCGGATCTCTTCGATAACCTGGGCATTCGTGTCCCACAGCTTCAGCGCTCCTTCGAGGTAGCCGTTGCTGTCGTCATCCCGGTAAGCAGCCTGTACGGCGCTAAGGCGAGCAGCCTGGGAAACTATCTCACCGCCTATATCCTCAATGCTGGCGGTGTTCAGCTGCACCTGCGTGGCGAGCCCGTTGGCGTCCTCGAGGATATCGCCCACGTCTTTCCAGACGCCTTCGATTGGAGGTGCATTGCTGCCGTCAGGAGCTGCAGCCACGGGGCCAAGCGCTTGATACAGCTTCTTGTTGTGCTGCACCACGTCGGTGGCGCTATAGGACTGCTCAGGGTCGTAAGCCAACGTGTTGGTGAGGTTGTCCAGCTGTTCCTGGAGATCTGCCACCGCTGCGTCGATCAGCCCTTCGGTGACACCTGTGGCTACTTCCGTCGATATCTGCGTGATCTGCTGATTGATGATCTCGTAGAGCTGACCATTTTTGATGTCCTCGGTGACCGCATCGAGGATGTCATCGAAGTCTTCAAGCGTGGTGCCCTGAGCAGCGAACCAAGTAGACACGCCGTACTGGTTGGTGCCTCGGATGTAGTAGAAGTAAGTGCGGCCGGCGCGCAGCCCGGTGTCCGCCAAGTAGTTGCCGGTGGCAATCTGCGTCGCGTTGGTTTCGATCTGGCCGATGCTCAATGGCACTTCACTGCGCCAGAACTCGTATACGGCGTTCGGGTAGGCACTGATTGGCCAGAGCGTGATGTCGAAGGTGCGTACTGTGACCTGCACCGAATCGGGTGGGGTAGGCATCAGCATGTTTGCTACTTGGACGTTCCTCGATGTCCAAGGCGACGGGATGCCTGATGCAACCGATCGAACACGGAAAGTCCACTGCCCGGCCATGGCGTCGCGCAGATCGAAGGACGTGCCTGGGCCGTTATAGACGGTGCGGAACCCACTGTTAGTAGGGTCGCTGACGTCCAAGATATATTCTTGAACCCTGACGTCCTTCGGAGGCGTCCAGCTGATGATCAGGCCTTGGTGCTCGCTGATCCCTGCGCGATAGCGGTAAGCCTCAAACGACAGATCCAGGGGCGGAAGAATTGGCCCAGTCGGGTAGAGGCTGGTCGGACGGTCATCGAGCACCAGGTCCAGCTCTACCCGGCCATATTTGCGAGGATCGTATTCAGTAGCTGTGATCGCGTAGGTGTTGCCTTCCTGCTCACGAACCGAGGTAACCCGGAACTGAGGCAGCTGGATGGAAGTAGCATAGAGCGCCCATACCGCACCCACTACAGGGGCGGTAGAAAGCGTGCTCAGCAGGTATACCTGGTTGCCGAGGAACGAGCTGACCTGCGCCCGCTCTACCGTGCCGTTGGGCATGGTCACGGCGATCCACCAGTCCTGGGTAATCGACAGGGTTGCTTCGTCTGGTACCAAGTCGAGCGTAAGCAGATTTGGCCCGGTGACAGTAACCCGGCCTACAAGTCTGGCGCCTTGGTAGTCAGGGTCGCCAAGCTCGACAATATCACCGGGGCGCAAGTCAGCCTGGTCAATCGGCGCGACCCAGTTCACTACGTTGGTCTCTTCACGCTCGGAATAAAGGATCCACTTAGCCAGACGCAGCGCCTGCCCGCGAGACGTGCAGGCCACTGCAGTCACGCGGGTTTCACGCCAGCCGAATGCAACGATCGAATCAGCGTCCTCATAGACCTCTGGAACTGCCTTTCCCTTGTCGTTGGGGTCGTTCCACATCACTGTACATACGGAGTGGCGTTCACGCAGCCCGCTGCCGCCATAGTCAAAGTCGCCGTTTAATACGTTGCCGGGACCCACGATGCGCTTCGGTATCGTCGGCATGTCGGCGACGGGCATCATGGTGTTTGTGCCCCAGTAGGCCATGCCGCGGAAGGCGCTGGCCAAACTGTTCAAGGCGTTGGTGGCTTCCTCTTCCTTGGCGAATATCGTGTTGCAGGTGAACCGCGGCTCCATGCCGCCGTAGCCGTCCGGGACTAGCTCGTCACAGTACCTGCCGATCTGGTAGACCAGCCACTTATCCACGCTGGGCAGCCCTGCGCCGATGACCGGATGGGTGGCCAAGTCGTAGTAGCACCACGCGGGGTTGTCGGACCAGGCGTCCTTGAATGTCCCATCCCAGATGCCCGTGTATTCACGGGTCTCAGGATTGTAGTTGCTGGGTACCTTGATGATGCTCAGCTTCACATCATAGGTTCGACTCGGCAGGCTGGATCCGAAAAGCTCCGAATCGACCGTGATACCGACCAGCGCCATATTCGGGTAGCTGAGCCGGGAGTCAATAACCTCTGTCATCAGGTTCCAGTTGACCTGGTCCTGAATGTTGCTGTCCTCGCTTTCCTTGTTTCCGCGCCGAACCCTAATGCTGTAGTTACCAGCTGTGCCAAGCTCTACCCGATAAGTACGCGGGTAGGGGGAAGTTGTTTTACCTATGATGGCGTCGCTGACAACCGTGGTCCAAGCCCCAGCACCTGAGCGTATGTCTATCATCACAGGTACGCTGTAACCGATCAGGTCGCCGTTACTCTGAGCAGATGCTAGCGATGACAGCTGGATAGTGACCAACACGGCGTCAGCGTCGTTGTTCGATACGCTGCGCACCGGAGGGCTATCGAACAGCACCTCCGTGCCAATCTCGATGCTGTTTTCTACAGCCGTGAAGCCGGTGATGTAATCCTGGTCTGGATACCCTTCTCGAGTTTCAACGGTGATGCCGCTGAAGTTGAGGCTGCCGTCATCGTTCATGATCGGCGTATCGTCCAGGTACACGGACTTCAGACCGTCGGCCAGGCCATAGATGGGGCCGTAGGCGATCAGGTCGAGGATCCTGGCCTTAATAGAGCTGCGCAGCGTGTTCGGCGCCTCGACCGGAGTGTGTGCCTTTGGCTGCTTTCCGCCGCCACCGGCACCCATGATCAGGGCTTTCTGTTTGTAAGAACTCAAGTGGTGATCTCCTCGGCATAGAGGCCTGCGGAGATCACCAGACTGCCGCTCCAGCAGCGCCCGTATCCGCGGGGAATTGTGCTGCCTTGCACCGAAGTGTTTTTCGGTCCGTTGAAGAGGAAAGAGGCCCGCTGATCAGCGCTCTCACTGCCGGTGGTGTCGGCACCCGGGATCTTGATCGACATCTGGATCAAGCCACCTACGATCAGGCCAACACCTGCCGCGTAGAAGCCCATAGAGAGACCGCCAGTGAACGGCGCTGCCACAACGGCTACGATACCCAGGATGATAGAGAAAACCCCGCCGTTGCCGCCGCCTGCGCCAGAGATAGCTGACATAACATGGATGTCATCGACAGACCCAACACTCAGATCCAGGTCATCTTCAGTGATGTCGTTGCCTTCCCCGATTTCACCATTGAAGATGTGCCAGGCGCCTTCCCGAATACGGTCAGCAAAGCCAGGCAGCTGCATCGCTAGGGCGTGCAAAGCTTCGCGGGGGTTTTCCACGTCAAGCATGTACGGGCCGCCGAATTCTTCAGCCAGCCGGTCGTGCAAATGCAATGTCTTCATCAGTCGCGGTCCTTGTGCCTGACCCACAGCGTGATGTGCGGGATATAGCGATAGATGGGCTGAATGGCAGCCTTCTTGGACTCGTCAACGGGTCGGCCGGCACCAGGCTGATGGTAAGTCAGATCGTTATCCAGCAGAACACCGCAGTGCGTTATTTTCTCGCTCATGAGTGAGGCAAGCCAGACATCCCCCGGCTTGGCTTCCGACTGGCTTATCCGCCGGAAGCCAGCTGACTCGAAGCCATTGCGCAGAAGGTCTTCACTCTGCTTCCACCATTCCCACTCGCGCGCGAACTCAGGTAGGTCTATGCCGAAGTGCAGCAGGTAGTAGTCGCGGATCAGTGCATAGCAATCTGAAATGCCGTGGCGGAAAGTCCGCTTGTCGAGCGGCTCAATGTGGTCAGGGGCTCGTGAGCCCCACCAAACGATGGCAGATGAATCAACCCCGTCACAGGTCAGAAGGCCCCATGGCACGCTAGTGTTGATCTGGAACTGCATATCCTGGTGGCTGGGGTAGTGCCGACCATTGGTGTGGCTATGGACGACCGCCAGCAAGCCGCGCTTCTTGGCCGAGCGCACGTCTTTCGTGCTGACATCGAAATAATTAACCGGGTCTTCGTGGATGTTTTCAACTTGACGGCACTTGCCGTCTTTGGTGATAAGCCAGACGGCTTCTTCCGGGTGAGACCCCAGTGCTTCAGCGCGGATCTGCTCGAGGTGCTCAGGAAATAGCTGGATCATACCGTCTATGCTCTTCGAGTCTGGTGACGGCATTCTAGCAGCGCGCTGCGGTGATGCGCTACGAGATGCGGCCCAGCCCTGGGAAAGCAAACATCGGCAGGGTGGCGTCTTCCCCGAAGTGAGTCTTGCAGTCGGATAGGCGTTTGCCACAACGTGCCTTGGTAGGGTCGGTAGTTGGCTCGCCATTCGGCAGATACATCGCCTCGCCAGTGTAAGGGCAGGTCACATCCTTGTAATTCCACTGGCCGTTGGCCCAGTAGCGGAAGCGATGCAAGCAGGTATCGCGGATCGCAGCCTTCGCAGGGATCATTCGACCAGACTGGTCCATCGGCGTCGACAGCTCGAAGGTCAGGTTATTGCGACGCTGCGTCGGCTTGCGCTCGATCACGTAGTGGTCGATAGGGAAAGTTTTGCTTGGGTCAGCTGCAACCCCGTCATCCAGGTATTTGCGGTAGGTAGTGATGCGGCGAACTGGGCAGCCCACCAGGTCCTTGCCGCCGATGATGAGGCTTAGGAATGCCAGGTCTACGGTCGCCAGTTCCAGCGTAGGACGTGGCGCCGTGCCTGTGCCGTTCCACTCAAAGCCGGAAGCCTGGATCGGCAGGCGTCGATAGATGTTGCCACCGTGTTGCACCTGCCAGTCCTCGCCATTTACAGCTGGCGTGAACCTGAGTACCGCATCGCCATACATCGTGGCGTCGATCTCGAACATGCGGATCTTCGGCTCTTGGCGTAGCTGCTGTACGTCGGTGGCGATCAGGTCCATCGGTACCTCACGGGTTAAA